GGACACTCGGAACGTGAGGCTTGGGAGGGCTACAACGTAATCATAGTTATCCTTGATGAAATTTCAGGCTTTGCTATTGAAAATACAACAGGGCATGATCAGGCTAAAACAGCAGATGCTATATATCAAATGTATCGTGCATCAGTAATGTCACGTTTCCCAGACTTTGGTAAAGTTATTCTGCTCTCATTCCCAAGATTTAAAAACGATCCAATTCAAAAATTTTATGAGTCAGTTATAGGTGAAAAAGAAACTATTGTTAGAACAAAGACAATGAAGATGGATGACGATCTTCCAGATGGAATTGAAGGAAACGAAGTAACTGTAGAATGGGAAGAAGACCATATTAAGTCTTATCTTTATCCTAAGACTTATGCTCTAAAGCGCCCAACATGGGAAGTAAATCCTACAAAAAAGATAGAAGATTTTAAGGTAGATTTTTATAGAGATATGATGGATGCACTGGGTAGATTTGCATGCATGCCACCAGAAATGATTGATGCATTCTTTAAGTCTAGAGAAAAAGTTGAAAAAGCTTTTAATAACACTGGACTTGCGGTAGATAAATTTGGAAGAATAGAAGAGTGGTTTAAGCCAGATCCAGACAAGAAATATTTTATACACGTAGACTTAGCTCAAAAGCATGACCATTGTGCAGTTGCTATGGGTCATGTATCTAGATGGGTTAATGTTAGAGTTACAAATGAGTATACTCAGCCAGCCCCAATTGTTGAAATTGATGCAGTAAGATATTGGACGCCAACACCAGATAAGTCTGTTGACTTTACTGAAGTAAAGGATTACATTCTTGCATTAAAGAGCCGTGGGTTTAACATAGCGGTGTGCACCTTTGACCGATGGAACTCTCATGATATGATGCAGCAGCTAAAGGCATATGGAATTAACACAGAAATTTTGTCGGTAGCTAAGAAGCACTATGACGATATGGCTATGGTAATATTAGAAGAAAGACTTAACGGGCCACATATACCCTTGCTGATTGATGAATTGCTTCAGTTAAAGATTATGCGTGACAAGGTAGATCACCCTAGAAAGGGATCTAAAGACTTAGCTGACGCAGTATGTGGAGCAGTATTTAATTCAATTAGTAGAACTAGAATAGATATGAATAATGAAGTTAATATTCATACATATGAATCATTAATTGACAGTGATAATTTAAACGGAGAACCAGATGGAGAGACAGAGTTTGTACAAAACATGATTAGGGCACCTAGAATGCCAGATCATCTAAGAGAATCAATAGAAAGCATGCAGATACTATGAGTATATATCAAGAAAAAGCTAAAGAATGTAAGTGTTGTAATAAGCACGTACCACTGCCAACTGTTTTAAAAGATTATAATGGATTAGTCCTATGTCCTACTACATTTTCAAATGTTGCAGAATATACTAGACTATGGAAATCAATTGGATCACGCCCAAGTGGTAGTATTAGAAAACATTTTTCAGACTATGTTCAGCAAATAGTTGAAGAAACTATTGACAAAAACGATGATGGAACGTTATAATTGGCTAATGCACCAGTAGCCAAGTTGGTTAAGGCCCCGAACTCATAATTCGGCTATCGTAGGTTCAAGTCCTACCTGGTGTACAATTAGAATAAGGGGTGATGCACATGGAGCCAGATGATAAGTTAGCATACTACATTGAAGTTGGTGTAGTTGAAATTGCTGGAGTTGGAGACAATGGAGATCTTATTTTTAAGATAACAGATAAAGCAGTTGATTTAGCTCCAGAACTATGGGATGCACACAAAGAACATGTTGATGGCGTACTCCTTGATCTATTTGAAAAGGGCCTTCTAAACGTTTCATACAATGAAGACTTAGAAGCAACAATTGAGTTGACTGAAAAAGGAAAACAGGTTGCTAGAGAAAATGGACTTATTGATTTCGAAGACGACGACAATTAAGAAATATTTTATAATTTAATAGCTTTTAAAGATAACCGTAATATACTTGTACCATAAGGCTAACCCCCTTATGCATTCGGGCGTCGCTACCTTAGGATGATTATGGTTATAATAAAGGCTATCTAACGATAGCTTTTATTATTTGCCTCTATAGCTCAGCGGAAGAGCGTACGGTTTCTACCCGTCAGGTCAGGAGTTCGAATCTCTTTAGGGGCACGTAGTAAAGCATGCGGATGTTGCATATTGGTAGTGCCTCTGCCTTCCAAGCAGAAGGGGTGAGTTCGATTCTCATCATCCGCTCAAATAAAAAAATGCTATAATAAAGATAACAACATTCCTAGGAGGAAATAAAATGGCAGCAGTACAAGGATCAGCAGCAAGACTAGTGGAAGTAGCACTAGGAGAAATTGGATACATTGAAGGTCCAAAGGATAATGAAACAAAGTATGGAAAGTTTACCAAGTCTAACTTTCAGCCTTGGTGTGGCTCATTTGTAAACTGGTGTGCTAATGAGGCAGGAGTTAAGATGCCTAACACAGTTTACACACCAGCAGGAGCACAAGCATTTATTAAGGCTGGAACATGGCAGCCAGTAGAAACAGCAGCACCAGCAGTTGGAGATATTGTTTATTTTGATTTCCCAAATGATGGCGTCGATAGAATTTCTCACGTAGGAATTGTTACTGCAGTTAATGCAGACGGAACAGTAGACGTTGCAGAAGGAAATACTAGCGCAGATAAAAAGGGAGATCAACGCAATGGCGGAGAAGCTTGCCTTAAGAATCGTGCATACAAGAAGAAGAATGGCTCAAAGCTTCGTAAGAGCCAGCCAGTATTCATTGTAGGCTTTGGCCGTCCAGCATTTGGAGAGGCAGTAAAGCCAAAAGCTCCAGTTGCAAAAAAGACAGCAGCACCTAAGAAGAATGCAGCACCAGCACCAGCAAAGGCAGCACCAAAGACAAAGTAAAAAATATTTGCTATAATAATATACGGGTCGTCCAATAGGAGGCCCGTATATTAATTTATTCGCTTGAAGGAGGAATAACGTGGTAAACACATTCACATTGGATCTTTTTAAGGATCCATTTTTTATTGGCTGGGATCGCCATTTTCAAGATCTCGAAAAGGTAATGCATAATTCAACAAACTATCCACCATATAATTTGGTAGAAGTTGGTGAAGACACTTATATGATTGAGCTAGCTCTGGCTGGATTCAAGAAGGAAGACATTTCTGTTGAACAAGAAAAAAATGTACTAACAATTAAGGGTTCATCAGAAGAGGATTCAAGCAAGTATATTCACAAAGGAATAGGTGCAAGAAACTTTGTAAGAACATTCTCTTTGTCTGAGTATATGATTGTGGCAGGAGTAAGGATGGAAAATGGAGTACTTAGTGTACTAGTAGTTAGGGAAGTGCCAGAAGAGGCAAAGCCTAAGAAGTTTGAAATCCTGGACTCATTTACACCAAAAGAAAAGGTATCCGCCCCAACATTACATAAGAAGAAGAAAGAAATAGTATAATATAAATACTGCACCCCGTCACTGGGGAGTCGCAGGTGATGGGTTATTACCCATAAATAGACCTGAGTAGGTCTCTAAACTGCTCTTAAATTTAAAGGAGAATCATGTTTGAGTATTATGTTAAAAAGGTTACAAAGGTTGTGGACGGAGATACAATCGATGTAGAAATTGATCTTGGATTTGATATCTCTTTTAGCTCAAGAGTTAGACTTGCTGGTATAGATACACCAGAAAGCAGAACAACAGATAAGATGGAAAAGGCACTAGGCCTTGAAGCAAAAGCTTATCTTAAGCATGAAATAGAATCTGCTAAATCTGTTGTTATTAAAACAGAAAAGATGGATAGTTCTGAAAAGTATGGAAGAATTTTAGGTTGGGTCTTTCTTGATGGATCAAGCGTATCTTTGAATGAAAAAATGATTGCAGATGGACATGCCTGGGGATACCTAGGAGACACTAAGGTTAAAGACTTTGATGCCTTAGCAAAAGCGAGGAAGAAGAGCGGCAAGTAATGCCTATATACGAATACAAATGTGAGTGTTCACCAGAAGACATTGTATCTAAAGAAAGATCTATAAATTCTGTTGAACCTAACTATCTATGTAACGAATGTGGTAAAAGATTGCAAAGACATTACGGATCATTTGGTATTAAGTTTAACGGTTCTGGTTTTTATAAAACAGATAATCCTAAGTAGTTTAAACTAACATTCTGCTATAATATATAAGTAAGCAAATATATTGCATT